GATTGCAATACGATTATGTTGTAGAAGCAAAGGACGAAGATGAAGCACAAGACTTAGCTAACAAAGAATTACAATTTTCTATTGGTCGTGATGCTTCAAAAGATTGGGAATGTAGTAATGTTGAGGAGGTATCAAATGCTAAATGAAGATGAAAAATATCAAATTATAAAGAATATGAAATATAAAAAATATTTCAATCTAAACAAAATAGAAAAAGACTTATTAGATAACTATGATACTGATTTAAACACTTGCAATAAGTGTGATGTAGTTGTCGATAGTGCAACCGAACTATATTGGCAAGGAGATTGTGCAGATAGTTATTATAAGTGTATGGAGGGATATGATGCCCTATGTGATGATTGTTTTGAGGAGGTGTCAGATGACAATACCTAAACAAATGTTAAAAGAATGGTGTGAAACTTATGAGGAAGCTATTGAAACTTTAGATTATTTAGCTAATAGAAGTGTTGGAACAGCTAAAGAGGAAATAAGAGAAGGGCTTGAAGATTTTTTTATAGATAATGGATTAATGAGTGAAAAAGAATTTAGACAGGAGGTGTCATATGAGTAAATATTGCTGTGAAATGTGTAATGAAGAAGAAGTAGAAGTTTTTTACGAGCCAGATGTAAGACCTTATTTTATTTTCTGTTCTCAAAGTTGTATTAACAAACACTTAATAGATATAGAACAAGGAGAGTGGGATAATTATGAGGGTGGAAACTTACGGCTTGAATATGCTAACGAAATAAAAAATAATTGGAAAAATTTGCATATACAAAAACACATACAAGAGGAGATATCTGATGGCCAATAACAATAACTTAGATATAGGTTTATGGGATATTCAATTCTATAAACTAGATGAGAACGGAAACGAACTTACTAACAAAGACGGAAGTGTAAAGCTGTTTACTACTAAGCACGACTTCGCACATCACTTAATAGCAGAATTACCAGATCATGAAGATTTAGAGGAGATAAAAGATGATTGATTGTAAAGAATGTAATGACAAGGGTTGGTTAGAAGTATATGGCAGACTTGGAGATGAAATACAAATGTGTCAAAGTTGCTTTAAATTACAATCTGACAAAGAAGCATATAAAAAGGCTAGTTTAGAAATTGATGTGTCAAAATATAAATATGATAATTTTAAATTTGATAAAGATACAGCAATAGGTAAGAAAATTAATATTAGATTGCAAAAATGAGGTTAAATGACTAAACCTCAATACCGTATAAAATTAGTATCTTGGGAGGAAGTATCAGCTTACTTTGATCCTAATCTCAATCCTAAGGCTAAGTTTGGCTTTTTGGTCTACAATCCAGGCTCAAAAGATTATGATCAAGCCTTTTGGTATAATAATACTAAACAAAGATGGAGGGGATTATCTAAATATGTTGCACAATTACCCTAAAGCACTTAGTATGTCTGTAAGGCACTTGATCCTTAATTTACTCATATTCTCTCCTCTTTACCCTATTAAGTTTTAAGTGCCTTATGTTTTTAGAGTTCCTTTGGATTATTATTGCTATCATTCTCTTCAGTCTTAAGAATCCTACTAGCTGAATGATCATCATAAATCTTACCTTCTGACTTTTCTTTTTGTTCTAATTCTTTCTGTTTAACCAGTTGTTTGGCCATAGCCCCACCTAATAACTGTTCTAACCTACCCTCAACTTCTTCTCTACTCATTTGATCTATCTTACCGAATAACACCTCTTTTCTATCTACGATAAGGCCACCAACCCTCAAAAGTGAGTTTTGTGCCGATATTGCCGCATTAAAAGATCCAGCCGCTAAAGCCTTATCCCTAATATCATATAAGTCCTGGACTGCCCTATCATAATTAAGTTCATACTTCTTTTTTACTTCATTAGATAAAAAATTAAATTCTTTTCTGACTATCTCATTTTTAAACACATTTACTGCCGCTTGTCTTGGATCTTTATAACCAGCTTTACTGGCACACTCAATCAAAGATAGTCTAGGATTGTTTACAGATATCCAAACAAAGTTTCTTTGTCGTCTGGTAAGTTTATTATCTAGGTTGGCAAATTCGACAGGAACGTCTTTTTGATCAGAAATGATAGGTTCGTATTCTAATTTATGTTTCTTAAATCCCATATTTAGCAAATTAGGGTTTTATGCTTATTTAAATACTAGTCTACCCCACATTACCCTAATATGTTTTAAGAGGATAGATTATAGAGATAGAGATTGTCAAGTATTATCTTATAAATATGTATAGATTTCTTTATTGCCTATGACAAAAATGCCAAAAATGAAATATTCGTCAAAAGCCCATTCCTATCACGTTTTTTAGCGTCATTATAGTCTTGACAATATTAGACAATAATAAAAAAGGGAGCTTTTACACTCCCTTTCTTTGTTCTCAAGGTTATTAACCCCATTGTTCTGCCATAGCTTTGGCAATACCTGGAAAGAAAGTGCTTCTAATTTTCCAACGATCTGGGCTAGGAGGACAGTTATGAATGTCATTCCTAGCTGAAGTCCCGTCTAAAGTGCCTGTGGGCTTGAGAATTGGTAAATTCTTTAACCATAAACAGGTTGCTTTAGAAACATTATCCTGGCCTTCTGGATCATCTCCGAATTGCCAGGGTTGAATCTTCTGATCGTAATGCTTGTAGTTTTTAATCCTTTTCTTTGCATATTTATGCATAATCGGATTTTCAACTGCAATTTTAGGGATATCACTATTCCAAAGTTCTTGAAATAAATTTGTCCCTTCTCTTAGATCCCTCACCATTTCCCTTACCGTTTTTCCAGGGGGAGGTGACTTTAGCCACCTAACTCCTGAATTACAAAGTCTTGTGCAAGGTGGATGTGCTACCATCATCATGTCCCAATTTTCCATTTTCATAACTTTTCTAATATCATCAGTAATATGTCTATTAGATCCGTCATCACTTGGAAGAATGTCGCAAGACCAGGCATCATGCCCTTTATCTAAGAAAGCATTTCTTACAATCCCTGAGAACTCACATGCGATTAAAATCTTCATGTAAATCTCCTCTTATCTTCATTTTTAAGAACAAACTAGCTCTAAGCTAGAAACCCATTATAACATATTCTTTACAATTTGTAAAGTCCAGGGTTTGTGGGGATTTTTACGGTACAAAGAATTTTATAAATTTCGCCTTGCAGGAATTACTACTTTGAAATCGCAATCATCACAACAAATACCGTCATTAATAGGTTCAGCATTATTACCTCTCCAAACAATCTTACCTTCTTTGTTACGCAAAGGTTTTATGTGGCCATTACAGATACTACACTTAACCTCATTAATCCTGGTTAGGCTCATAATGCAAACTCTCTACTATTATCTTCATCATAAAAGTTTATTAAATCCCCTTGTGGATCTGTAGATTCCATACCGACATTAATTTTATAGTATTTTTTGTAAGCACTAAGCAGGGACTCTGCCTTTTCATTATTGTAATCTTCAATAGCCTGTTCGTATGATAATCGCATCATCATATATAATGTTCCTGTTTTACTCATATTTACTCCTTAAATAAATGTAATGATATTTATTTTACAGTTTGTATTGATATTTGTCTATACTTTGTTTATACTGGTACAATATTTTGACGGAGGTAATATGTCAATCGATACAAACAGTATGGCTAGTGTGCTTATAGATACGCATTTAGACAATATACAACAACAACAAAAGCAAGATGCTTTGAATTACTCTATCTTTGAGCTTAGAGCAACATTAAAAGATATATCTGATGAGGTTGATAAGTTAGTGCAAAGGGTAGAACAAATAAACACCAGGAGCAGAAATGAATAAACAAGAAGAGTATTTTAAAAAAAATAATGATTTAGCTTTTAATTTAGCTGTAAACCTATTAAAAGATTATGCAAATGAATGTGAGGTAGATCCAGATAAAAATATGATGGATCCTAGTATCGGCACATACAATTTAGTAAATCAAATAGCAGTAGCTCTTTTATACAAAGCTGACGGTTATATTGATGATGTTATTGATATTATGAATATTGCTATACAAGATGCAAAAGAAACCGTAGAACAAACTAAGGAATTATCATGATTGATAACCCACCACTACCAGAGTCACTACAAAGTCATCAGCACGTAGCTATTGGTGATGCTATATATTTTCCTGATATGGATAATGCATACTATCATCAATCACCAGGCGTGTCTTCATCTACCTTAAGGAGATTTAGACAATCGCAGTTACATGCTATGCAAGAGGTGGTAGAGCCGACAACTGCTATGCAGATCGGCTCTGCTGCCCATTCTTTGATAGTAGAGGGTGAAAACGCATTTAATAAAGAGGTTGCAGTTATATCTGGATCTCCATATACAAATGCTAATAAACAACTAAAACGTGATTATTTAGATAGAGGTATGCTAGTAATCACACAAGACAAAAGGGACATGTTGTTTCAGATGAAAGATAACCTTATAGATGAAGCAAGAAAGTTCCTTGACGTTGATCAGGGCGAGTATCCAGGTGTTTTTGTTAAGCCATACGAAAATGCCTTGTATTGGTGGGAACAAGACGTACTCCTCAAGTTACGATCTGATGTTATCAGATACCCAGTAATACAACCATATTCAGATGAATCTGTTGTAGTTATTGATTATAAGACTACAAGTGATTGCTCCGTATCTGGATTTACTCGTTCTATCAGACGTTATCAGTATGATTTACAGGCCGCATTTTATAGAAGAGGCTATCAGAAAGCTGGTTTTAAGGTAGAAGACTTCTTATTTGTAGCCCAGGAAACTAAACATCCTTATGCAACTAAGATATTTAAGATGAATGATGAGGATATGGATAGGGGCTGGGAGCAGTTAGAAAAGTCCCTGGTGGACTTTAAAACTGTAAAAGACGGAGAAAAACCGTCCATATACAACTCTCCTAATATAGTTGAGGTTATGTTGGGGTATGAGTTTGAGTAAGGAGAAACAAAATGAATATAAATGAAAAAGAGCAAATAAATGAAATTATAAATGAAGTTGTTGATGCAATTAATCAATATGAGTCATTAAATGAAGATTGGTTGCAAACTTGTTTAAAAGACAAAGAATATAATCTTTTAGTAGGAGCTTTAATACCTTTAGCATCCTTACAAACAATTAATGAAAAATTACAAAAACTATGGGTAAATTCATGACAGATAATGTAAACCACCCCCCACACTACAAGAAAGGGTCTATTGAGTGTATAGATGCAATAGAATCAGCTTTAACTTTTGAACAGTTTATTGGCTACTGCAAAGCTGCAGCTATTAAATATATCTGGAGAGCAGATCATAAAAACGCTAATATTCAGGATATAGATAAGGCTATCTGGTATCTAACTAGGGCAAGAAACAGGCTGGAGGACAGATAGAAAATGGATACAGTTTTTTTTACAGTAGTAGCTATATGTTTAATACTAGTATTTATATTATTACAGGAACGAAAATGAATATAGATCAAAAAATACAAGAGTTAGAAAAACAAATTAAATATATAGAATTTGTTTTGAAAGAAAAACAAGACGAACTGTTCTGTTTAAAAGCAGAAAAAAAGGGGCATAAAGCCCCTTAGTTTTATCCCAGATTAGGTGGTACTACCTC